ACTAATTCCACTTGTTCAAACTCTTCCAGCAGTGTGTTGAAAGAGTCTTTCCCAGTTAAAATTCTATAGCTTTGCAACATGCAAAGGTGTTCATCAAATGCCATACATTTTAGTTATACATTTCGTCAAGCATTTGCTCTCTTCGTTCTTTTTGTTGTCTTTTTATTTCCTGTTGTTGTATATATAAATCAGAGTTTCGGATTCGATTTTGAATTTCCATCTTTCTTTCGTAAGCCTCTGGGTCATATTTTTGCAACTCTTTGTTTGTTAATTTTTTAGTTCTCGGTTTCTTTTTCTTTTTCTTAGCCGCATCCCTTTGTTCTTTAGAGGTAACCTGATAATCAGAAAATTGGAAAATCCTTAATATTAACTCAGTACCTTTTGCTTTACCACTGGTAATTAAATCTGCATTTTTAATTAAACGCTCGACTTGTTTTAAAGGTAAACCAGAATTAGCAAGATTATAAAAAGCTTTTTTAGTAGCTGCTTGTTTACCAGCTATGCTTTCGTTAATTGCTTCTTGAGTTCTTTGTTTACCGTTTTTATCAACAGACTCTATATTATACCTATTGGCTTCATTAAGTTCTCTAAAAAACTTTAAACCTATAGAAAGCAACGGAATTTGTGACTGGTCTTTACCTGTCCATGGTTTAGATGTCATGAAGTCACCATAAGCATCAACTAATGATCCAATAAGAAATAAACCATTTAAGTTTCCTAATAAAGCAGCTCTTAATAAAGTCTCTTCATCTTCATCTTCCCATGGGGCTAAAACACCAGGGAGTCCAGCAGCAATATATTGGAAGATAACTGGTAATATAGAATGATACATGGCTAATGTTTTAATATTCTCCCAGTATGTACCTTTTCCTTCTTTACCACCACTTTTTATTTTTCTGTAAAGATTTCGTGTGGTTGTCATTTCTTTTCGTAAATACTGCTTTACAGATGTTAAAAACATATTTGCACCTCTTTCAAACACATTTCCTGTTTGAAACTGGTCTTTATCCTGTATATCACTTGACTGTTGAGAAGATTTTGTGTCTCTCTCAAACATTTTTACAGCATAATCAATTACTTCTTGATCTGTTGCTACTGGATTTTTCTTTCTATACTGGTCTTTGTAAAAAGCATAATTAGGAACACCACCAATTACAATTGCTCCTTTATCTCCTTGTTTAACTAAATACATTAACACATCGACAATACTACCCATAGTATCTGATGGAATTAATGTTTGAACTTTACTTGGAGCATAACTTTCTAATGTTCTTAAAATTGATTCACCATATCTGTCCTGTATATAAACTGAGTTGTCAGTTATTTCTTTCCAATTAGTCTTCATGTCAGGAATTCCCATTGTTCCGTACTTCATCCAGTTTCTAAAACCAATTCGCACAGCGTAAGCTGGAGCAGATGTCAACTGTTTAATAAAAATAGTTGGGTTAATTGCTAATCTTCCTATAACAAAAGTTGAAGTAACATTATTAATCCATTCCATTCCATATTGTTTTGAAAGACCTCTTTTAGATAAAGTGTCTATCATAGTTTCAATACTCTTTAAAGGACCTTTACCGTAATTATTTACAATAGCATCTTTAATGTTTTTATTTCCAAAAATATTAGCTATATCGTTTAAGTTTTCACCAAATGCTGCAAAATAATTCATGTCATTTACATAAGTCATCATTGCCGCCATTTGATCCATACTTTTTATAGCCTTTGTATTATTGACCCTTGACTTTGTAGAACCAGGAGAAGCGAAACCTTTGTAAGCACCTTTACCATTTGATAAAACATCTGCTGAATTATCTTCAACACCTTCTCTGTATATTCTACCAGCATAGTGTTCATTCCAAGGCATAGAGGTTCTGTAAACTTTTTTATAAATTTCATTATATCCATCATATAAAGAAGGAAAAAACTCTTCTACTTGCCATCTCATGAGTTCTTTAACCTCATCATTTAACAGAGCTTCCATTTCGTCCATTACTCTCTGATAGTCTTTACCGTATTTGTTTTCATAAGAAGCTTGGTTAGATGGGTCTTTGTACTGGTTTACTAAGTAAGCCATTTGGTTCTGACTTAAATCCTCAATCTCTACACCACTTGACATAACGATTCCTGTTGAAGCAGGTATACTATCTTTTTGTGATTTTGATCTCCATTTGCTACCGTAAACTTCTTCTACTTTTGCGTTCATGATTATAGTTGTAGCCATTTTACGAGCTTTATAATCGTTTGTTGACTCATCTATTTTAAATGTAACCATTTCCTGGAGGTCTCCCCCAAACAATTCACCAGGCATTTTACCAATCTTAGACATTAAGTTTAATAAATCATTGTTACCTATAATAAAAGCAACCATTCCTTCGGTTAGTTCTGAAAACTTTACTTTAGCTTTATTTATAACACCTTCTTTTTTTGCTTTAGATAAAGCTGTGTAATCTAAAAGCGCTTGTTTGCTCTCTGGATTTTTTATTAATTTTGGATTTGACTTAGACTCTACCTGTAAATTATCAAATTCAGGATTAGGAATATACATTTCAATTTTTTTACCAGTTATTTCATAGTAAGCTCTTTGAAAATTATTTATATATTGAAAATGTTTAGCTTTTATAGCTTCCTCTAATTCAGATTTACCGTCATTAACTAAATCATTTAAATTATCAATGACCAGCTGTAACCCTTCAGTTTTTTCAATAGAAATATCTAAAGATAGCTGTGCGTTTACAAAATTTAAGGCTATCTGCAAGTCGCTGTAGTCTGCTGTCATTTTCGCTATCTCTATTGAATCTAATTTTTGAATAGCTGATATTTTATCTTCAAGCTCTTGACCAAGATTTTCTAATACATCAATATCTGTTTTAGAATTAATATTAGTAAGTATTTCTTTTATAGACTCTAACCTAACACGAACATCATCACTAACTTTATATCCTTTTTTTCTACCTGACTGCGTGTCTTGGTATTTTCCTTCTAATATTTGGTTAATTTTTTTAGTAAGTTCAGTGTTAGTTTTTTCATTTACATACTCTAATACTTCTTCTTTTAAGTTTTCAATATTTTTAGGGTTAGCTGCGGTTATTTGTCGCATGAATTTCACAACCTCTGGCTTTTGAAAAATATAACTTGGAAGTGATTTTCTTATAAAGTTCCTTAAATCTCTTTGTGTTGCCTGTAAATCAGATTTACCTTTTCTTTGAATTAACTTACGCGCTAATTTAATTCTTGCAGCAGCGTCTCCACGCATTACACCGCCTTCAAATGCATTCATCATCTGAGAAGTCATTTGAGCCTGTAAAGTGCTATACGCACCTTTATTTGAAGCGGCTATATATTCTGGTTGACTCTGTAAAAAATCTAATGTTGCGTTATCAATTTCTTCTTGAGTAAATTTATAGAACTTACGATTTGTATCTTTAGCTATAGTTTGTATTTTAGAAATTTGATTTTCTAATTTTTTAATTTCAGCATCCTTTTTCTCTATTGATTTAGTATCAAACAATTCTAACTGAGATTTTGACGCTTTTATTTCGTCAATTTTGGCATTAAGTTTTGATATTGCTTTACCTGTGGCTGTTAAGTTGTTATCTAATAAGTTTTTTCTGAATTCATAAACTTTATTAAATACTTTTATACCAGACATCATACCGCCTTTTATGTTACCAAAAACTTCTGGCACATTTTTTAAAACAAAATTACTTACTTTCATTAAAGGTTTAATATCCTTCATTAAAAGACTCGTGTTACGTTTTAAGTAGTCAACAATAGTATTATCAGTAATATTATTTTCTCTTCCTAATTTTATAATATTAATTGCTTCAGTTTCTGATCTACCAATTTCACCCATTGACTGTTGTTTTCTAACACCAGCTCTTGGATTGTAAAATCTTGGCTTACCATTTTGTGTAACACCATTAGAAAAATAATATCCAGCAACTTGGCCTTTTTGATATCCTTCTTTAAATAATGCTCGCTCTACTCTTAAACCTAATCTTCTTGCAGATCGTTGTAGTTCTCCTAAAGGTATAGTGTTTGGCATAAACCCTTTAAGGTTCATTTTAAAAAGCAATCCTAACTTTTCTGCATCAGATTTTTGCTTACGTACTTCTGGTGTTTCAGTTTCTGTTTCTTTTTTCTTTGGAGATTTTTTATCTAATCTTCGTTTTGCACCTTCATCAACCGCTGTAGCTGCCGCTTCAGTATCATACTGTCCTTCTACTACAGATACGTTACGAACTGCATAATCAAGATTGTATTTTCCATCTGCACCTTTCTGAACTAATATTTTACTTCCTGCTTCTCTTTTTTTAGGTAAATGCAAAATAGGTTGAGTACCATCTTTTAACGCAATATGAAATGGATAACTTGGGTGTGAATCTTTATTAACTTCCACTTCTCCATTAATTTCAATAACAGCATAAACATCGCCTACGCTCAAACCTTTAGTTAGTTTTTCTGCGGCAACTTTAGCTATTAAATCCACAAGAGATTGTGATCCTGGCTTACCTCCTTTTAATACAGTGTTTCCTTTTGCTACACTTCTTAATTTATCACCACCTAAAAACTCAGCTATTGCTGCCTGACTTTCTTTAGGAATATTTTTAGCTATTTCTCCAACAATATCTTTTACTATAAAACCTCTTTTCTCAAACGTACTTGTTGAAGGGTCAGTAAAGTATTTTTTAATATCTGTTTTTAAATCTTTAGCACTCTGTCTAAGGTTAATTTCGCCATCAGCTTTTTTAACTGTATTAGAAACAGCTGATCTAAATAAAGATGGACTAATTAATTTTTTATCCAACATGGTATTTAGTATTGCAAGTGTAGAGTTTACACCAGAAGCACTACTAACTAACTTAGAATCAGTCCCTTTTGTAAGAGTAAGAAATGCTTTACCACCATTTTGTTTTAATTGCTTATTTAATGCATTTGCAATAGTTTCTGCTGTACCTTTTTTACCTGATGCCCAAACGTCACCAAATTTAGTTACAAAAAACACCCCACCTTCACCTTCAAATATAACTACACCATTATATTTTATTTCTCCTGCAAGCATGTCATCAGGAGATGTAACAGTTGTATACATGTTATTTAAAAACGAAACATTTTCTGGCTGTGTAACACGACCATCTTTTATTAGTTGTTCAATACTTTCTTGTTGAGTGTAACTAACCTCAAAATTACCCACTGATTTTCTTGCTAAAGCATCAGCTGGATTTTTAACGTTTTTACCTCCTTCAAAATCATCTATTACTTTAAGATCTCCCTCAGTTATTTCTTGCCCAGTAACTGTTTTACGTGCAATGGCATTTAATAAGTCTACAACGTCTGCTTCCGACTGACCTATTTCAATACCAAGACCAGCAGCAATCTTTTCAACCCATTTTCTTATAACTGATTTAGAACTAACATCTAATGATGTATAGTTGTCAGCAACCATTCCTACAATTTCAGATAATTTTTCTTCGTTTTGTATCTCAGAATCGTAATTTTTTAAGAATTTTTTTAATTCAGTTCTTGTGGCTTTATCTAAAGTTTTAGAACGTGACAATGCTTGAACCATTTTTTTAGTAACAACACGTGCTACCTTATCGTTCATTTTTAACTTATTCAATAATACTGCATGAAATATTTCATGAGCAACTGTTCTACCGTTAGCCTCAGATAAATTAATATGAATCGTATTATCTTTTGGCTGATACATACCTCTGTCATTATCAGGATCTATTTTACGATATTGTTCGTTATCTCTATGTACTACAATTTTTATTGTAGGAAATATTTTTGATATTGCTTTTGCAGCAGTTTTTGCTTGGTTTAAAATTTGATTAGAAAATTCATTTTTTTGCTCTGCTTTTCCTTTTTTAGTAAAAGATAGGTTTGGACCTTCTTCATTTACCTCAAGATCAATATCAACACCCTTATCATTAGATACAGTTTGTTTTTTTCCTGGAAGATTATCAATATCCGATTCAACTTTTGAGTCAGGATCAACTAATGCTTCAAAATCTGAAGCTTCTTCTTTATCTATTTCCTCTTGGGATTTCTTTTCAGTTTTACTTTTGCTTTCGGTTTCACTCTCGTTGGTAGACTGGCTGTTGGGTAAGCTTTGTCCCATCGTTTCGCTACTCGTGGAAGATTCTTGTGCATCCACGCTCTCTGTGCTTTGCTTTTGTAAGGCATCTTGTTCAGTTTTAATTTGTTCTTCTGTAGGATTCTCTATCCCTTGTTCTTTTAATGAAGTTATCGCATCTTCTTCTGTTATTATTTTTTCTTCATCATCAACTCTACCCTTGTTAGGATTTTCAGTAGCTGCTAATGCATCTCTTCCAATCTTCTCAAGCGCTACATTAATACCATCTATTTTATCTTGAATTGATTTAACAGAGGATGGATCTTTTCCAGCAATACGTTGTTCTAAATCTTGCTTATTTAACAAAAGCCCTAAAGCTAATTTTTTTTGCTTAGTACTATAGTCACTTGGTATTTTATTATAAACACCTTTAAGTTCATTAAATATATCTTGCTGTTCTTTAGCTTGTTTAACAGTTAATTCTCCGCTGTTTACTTTATTTTTTAATTGTATATCTATTAGTTTAGTAGAAGTACCATCTCCAACCATATCTTCAAAAACCTCAAAAACACCATCGTCTAACCTTGTAAAGTCTTTTGAAGCTGCTGCGTTTGACATAGCTCCAGGAACACCCATTATAAATCCTCCTACTGCTTCTTGCGCCCCTGCTCTTAAAATTTGGTTTATACCATCTCCTATTGACTCAGGAGTTTGAAACATGTCTGATTCTTTTACGCTATTGTAAATAGACTTAATTCCTATGTCTGCTATTTCTTGAGCCACACCTGTTTCAAATTCAGCAACACCACCTGCTACAACAGTTAAAACTCCACGAGCAATCATATTGTCAACTTCTTGCCTAACAACATCTTGGAATCCTCTTTTTTGGACTTGCCTTAAACCTTTATACTTTCCTAAAGCTTTTAAAAGAACTTTATTCATTAAGCCTTTTTGCTTCACAACATTTCTAAAACCTACAGATTCTAAAACACCTACTACAATTCCTAAAGGAAGGGCAACTGTTAATTTTTCGTTTTCTGAAATATTAGCAAAATCAGGATCTTTAAACATTTCTTCGTTTACATGATCACTAACCTGCATAAACATACCAGCAGTTCTTTGAGCAAATCCTGCTGCTCCAGGACCACCCATCATTGCAGGTATAGACTCCATTAAACCTAAGTAAGCACCTCCCCAAAAACCTTCTTTCATTAAATCACTATATTCTTTAGTGGTTGAAGAAGAACCAAGCATTTCTGCTGGCGCAGTTCTAAGTGTCTCTATCATTGAGTTTTCACTTAAATCTGATATGTTTTTTGCTCTGGCTTCTTTTGAGTATCTTCCACCACCTGGAATTTTCTTTAAGTCATAACCACCTTCTTCGTTTAAATTATAGATATCAAATTTAGATTGTTTTGCTAAAACATCTTTTGCTTTAGCTTTAACGTTTTCGATTTGGTCTTCAGTTAGCCCCGAATTAAGTAAATAGCTTTTATAGTTTTGCTCAGACTCTTCACTTTCTTTTGCAATCATTTCAACCGCATAAGCTTTACGCTCTTTATCTGTTGAATTAGGGTTTTGTTTTTTATATTCTTCTTGATAAAGTTTATATGCTTCACCGCCTTTTCGAGATGGAGGCGCGCCTTCAAGGTCTTTTTTAGTACCGTACATTTTTAATGCAACATCTTGGGCTATTCTATTAAAAGCTCCAACACCCGCACCACCAAATTCATCATAATTTACATAAGCATCTGTTAATAAACTTGCAGCACCAGTAATTTTTCTACCAACTCCTGTCCAAATAGCGTCTATCATTGCCCCAGTAGTCTGACCTCTTTTAGCTTGCATTTCAGAATACCTACCCATGGTTTGATCTAAAATATAACCTTGAGTTTTTAAATCATTATCACGCTCTATTATTCCAGCTCTTTCAAAATCATTTTTAGATTTAGCATTTTGAAAATTAATGTATGCTTCTCTTACTCCTGGTTGATCTAATTCTTGTTGAGTTAAGCCACTAAAGTTTGCGGCTTGTTGGTCTATTATTCTTTTATCTTGAAGCCAGCCTTGAAGTTGTTTGTTAAATACATTAGCTTGAGTATTTAGTAAACCAACTGAAGTATCTATATCTTTATCTTCAGAAATCTTTCTTTCTAATGCTGTGTATTTGTTTTCTAAAGAATATATTCTCCTGCTTTCAGTTTTATTTTTTTCTAAAAAACTTTTTAATGCAGCAGTTTCTTCCGCATCATTACTGCTAAAATAATTATCTAAATCTATAGATGTTTTTTCTCCATTGGCGGCAGTAACATCTATAACGTCACCTATTGATGCTTCCTCAAAATTAAAACCATATTGTTCAAAGTGATACTTTAATAAAGGTACTGCTTGTTCTTCAGAACCACTGATTAAGTCTTGAGTTACAACATTTATAGAGGAAGAGAAAGGATCTTTAGCTTGGTTTTCAACAGTGTCACTATTGTCAGAGAATTCATTAAAAACTTTGTTCTCAACCTCAACTCCGTTTATAGAGCTTGTTGTATCTACTTCTTGAGTAATAACTTCTTGAGCAATTTCTTGCGGTTGACCTACAGGGTTATCTAAGAGATTTGTGTCTGAAGAATCCGAAGACCCATCTGTCTGTACAGATTCCGTAACTTCCTCCACCCCAGAAGAAATTTCTTCTTCCAAATTTTCTTTTTTTTTTAGGCCAACATTTGTAGACCAGGTGTCAAAATCGCTTTCTGTAAAATTATTTTTTTTAAGATAATTATATATGTTCCCTTGAATTTCTTCACTACCTGAAAAATTAGTTTTCCAAGTTTCAAAATCACTGGTAGTTTGGTTATCAGATGTTAGTTGATTCCAGATATTCTTTAAAAGCTCTTCGTTATTCTCTGCCATTTTTGTTTATTTAATATTAACCCATATCTGGTTTTTCTTCTGTACCCCCTGAACCTCCTGGTGTGTTTTTACCAGATTCTCTACTTGTATTATATGCATCAATAATTTCATTGATTTTTGCGTCTACTTCACTTTGAAGTTTAGTGTTGTCATCATTATATTTAAAAGTATGAGGAACTACTTTTCCAGTAACAGGATCTTTATATTTTACTGTAATAGAATTAGTATAACCAGATTCATTTTTAGAATCTACTTTTATACCTAATGTAGATCCATAAGCTTTTTCAAGGTTTCTAAGTCCTTGATTAAATGCTTTTAAAACTACGGGAGCAGCTTTTTCCTGGCTGTTAGATTCACTACCTGGAATAGCTTCAAATTCAAGAGCCATTGATTTTGTTTGGTTTAAATCAGTATAATCATTTGAACTATATCTACTGATTTTTTCTATTTGTGTTTTTGTACCAAAATCTTCATCAGCTCCATAAGCTTTATTTGGAATCATATTTGGGTTATCATCTGGTCCTGGATTATCTTTACTTCTAATCATTTTTGGAGTAAAGTCCATTCCGCTTTTTATAGCTGAGTCATAAAAATCATCAAATGACATTTTTTCTGTTGCACTTCTTGGAATTAATTCTCTATATATTTGTCGAGCAATCTCTTTACTTGTTAAAGGTCTCTTTAAGTCCAGCTTATCTGTTTTAGGGTCTCTAAAGAATTTATCTACTGTAACTGGTTTATTAACACCTCTTACAGTTTTATCAATTACAATTTCATTTGCACCTCTATTAATACTATTAATTTTAGTATTTTGATCAGTTGCATTTGTTGAATTTAAAAACTGTTGATTCATGTCAGTTAATCTATCCTGAGAAACAGCTGCGCCTTCATTTGCAGGAGCAGTAATTATTTTATCTATATCTTTAAAGTAAGCTTTATTTCTATCTTCTTCTTCTTTTACTCTTGTTGTATTTGGTGTATCTTGTTGTTTTTGTTGTGCGCCTTTTCCTTCAGTCAATTTAACAATGTGACTTACTTGAGATTCAACCGCAACATCCGCAAGCTTACGCGCTTGCTTCATTTGAGCATCGCTCATTGTTGGAACTGGTTGACCTGTACTCATGTCAACTTTAATCATTCTTGAAACATCTATTCCTGGATGCTTTTCTTTAAATTGACTTTCTGTTTGAGCAAAGAAATAACCACCGCTATTTGTTAACACCTCTGCTGCGCTTAAATTAGATTTATCTGAAGCAGTACCAATCATGGCATCAATTTGATCTTTTTTCCACATGTCGTAAGTAATTGTTTTACCATCTTCATCCTTACCAAATTCTCCTAATTGTCTGAAATCTTCAATGGAAGTAATACCACCACCACCACCAAGAGCAGTTAGTCTTGCACGTTCAGCAGTTACAATTTCAGCAATATTAGCTGTTTGTTTTTTTGCCATTTCATTAACATCGACACCAGCATTTTTATACTTCATGAAATTCATCATGGTATTTGGATCTTGGTAGTCTTGCTTTCGAGTTTCGTAATCTGGCATTACATCATATAGTTCAGTTTTTGAGTTTTTACCCATTGTCACTAACTGCATCTTACCGTTAGTAGGGTTAGTCCATAACTTTTTATTTCTTAAGTTACCTAAAGCTTCTGTTTGTAAATTAGTAAAAGTCTCTAAATTACCTGACGATATATTTGGGTCTTCAAGTCTTGTACGAGCTTCAACAGCCCAATCATCCCAATTCTTTACAGCTGCACTTAGACTTTTATATCCAGTTTTCTGCTGTTGCATAAAAAGCATATTATCTTTAGGACTAATTAAACCACGCTTCATTAAATTGTTTTGAGTCCTCACAGCCTCAACAGACATGGCTGAACCATTTATTACTAAAGAGGCTGCATCTTGTGTACCAGTTTCAGGAACTTGACTAAGTTGTTCAATAGACTCTTGAGTAGCTTTTTCAATTTCATCTTTTTTAGCTTGCCTTTCAGCACGTATGGTATCTAAACCTTTAACTAATTGTCCTGATATTTCATTCCAATTAACCTGTGTACTATCTACACTTCTTTGTGCGTAAACTGAATATTTATTAGCCCCTGAAGGTCTTGAAGTTTCTTCTGCCATGTTGTTTATCTATTTAAAATATCATAAAAAGATTGATCATATACGCCAGTCTTTCTATATGCTTTTAGTTGAGCATCCGTAAACCTTCCATCTTGCAATCTTGATATAACTTGATTTCTACCTAAAGGTGTTTTATTTATATCTTGATATAACGCAGCTTTATTCATGTCGTAATCTGCTCCTCCTTCAGTAGAGTATTGTGTGTATTTTGCCGCATCTGCATTTTTATTTACTACTGATGTTTCTAACAAAGATTGATCTAAGCCATCTGCCATTTTAGAGGCTGCTCTATCTGCTCCGCTTTTAGCAAATAAAGGCACTAAGCTTGCAGCTCCTTGAACAACTTGACCAACTGATGCAACACCTTGTTGCATAGCTGCTGCTGACGCTTCTTGAGCATCTCTTGATCTCATACTTTGATCGGCAGCTGCACCAACCTTCATGTCTTTAAGGTCTTGATTAATATCTGATTGCTCTTGAACTTGCATTTGTTGTAAAGCAAATAATTCTTTTCCTTTAGCAATACGGTTTTGTTCTGCTGAATTAGTAGCTCCTGCTCCAACAGAACCTAAACCAGCTAATACATTACGAGGGTCACCTTGTTGTAACATCTCAATGTTTTGTTGTTGACTTTGTATGTTACGCTCTTCTTGTCTATCATAAGCATCTAAAGGAACATTAAGTTTTTGCATAAACTCAACTTCAGCTTTTCTTTCAGCCTCCTTCATTAATTTATCAGTTGCTTTATTAGCTTTTGATGCTATTTTTTTTTGCTTTGCTGCTTGAGAAAAACTCATTCCAGCTGATGTTGCTGAAATCGCTAATCCTACACCAGTTGCTATTGCTGTAAATGCCGCCATATTATATTTTTTTTATTATTTCATGTGATATTTTTTCATCCACATGGTAACCTAACTTTTTATGAGTTTCAATTAAATGTTTGTTTCTTCCAATACTAAATATATATTTTTTACCGTTAGCTTTTATGTATTCTTCACAAGTAAGAATTAAAAACTCAATAGCATCCTGTCTGTCATCATCTTTATAAGATGGATTAGACACAATCCACTCTAATAAAACTCCCATAGAATTTGTAAAATACATAAATCCTGCAACAATAGGAACATTATCTTTTTCTACTATTAAACCACCTGTACCATTGTCTGGTAAAAAGTCTTTAGAAGGATTTTGCCAACCTGGCCATTCATCCCACCAAGACACCAATGTATCCCAATCATTTTCGTTAAGCCTACGTATATTAAATTCCATTAAATATAATTTAATAACAAAGATAACAAAATTCTATGGATAACTTTTCATCACACTACTTCCTACAGCAAACAGTTCAACTGGATCTGTAGAGTTGTTCTCTAACTTAAATTCTAAGTAATATCCTCTCGCTCCGTGAGACTCTGCAACCGCATTTTTTATAAACATAATAAACTGTCCAACTGTTGGAACTGTACTTCCTCCTGGAGAAGCATTTACAGTAATACTTGTGCTTGATTTTGCAATAATTTCTCCTATTAAAATAGGTGCTGTAGTCGCAACTCCAGCATTTAAAGTTGCCGCGTATGCTGTATCTCCAATATTTAGTAATGAGCCAACAGGTGTTGCGAAAGTAACTACAGTTGCGGTGTTAGGTCCAGTTACATTTGTACATACACCTACACCATTTGCAGAACGTTGTTTCCAGTTTACTGTACCAGCATTTGTTCTAAGGTAACTAAACCACTCTCCTTCTTTTTCCTCAAAGTAAGTTTCCAACATTGAACCTGGAGTACCATCAGTTAGATCTGTAAGTAGTCGAGTACACTCCCATCTTGCTTCACTGGTATCAACTACCGTTGTTGTTGCTTCGTATGATAGTGTTTTAAATAACTTAATACTTAAAGTAGGCTCTGGGTTAAACACACTTGTTATAGTAGAATTACTATACTGACCATAATATGTATTACGTGCAGCTCCTGTGTTATGCCTAAATATATTACCTCCCTTAAAACTATAAAAATAACTATTCATTCCTATCATAAAGTCAGGAACAAATGAGTAAAACGATGGCCACCCTTTAGATGTTTCGCTGTATGATAATGTATATGATTCGCAATTTAAAGACATATTTTTTTATTTATTATTATGGGCATAATGCAATTAATTGAATAACTCCTGACGCATTTACTGTTCCTGAACTTGTTGAACCGCCTCCAACGTCTGCTGGATTAAAACCTTTATAGTCAGTCCAAGTAACAGTTGAAGATGAAGGAGATGATCCTGAATAAATTGTATCTCCAACTTGAGGTAGAGTTCCAGTACCATCATGATATAAAAGATTTGCTACATTTACATTACACATACCATCTGCTAACGAAGAAGTTCCTGATGTTCCAAAGAAAGCTGTGTTAGTTCCTCCTCCTCCTCCACTACAAGATGCAGATGAAACTACAACTCCATTTCGTACACCAATTGCAGTAGTGTTTGCTATTATGTAATACTGTATAGTAGACGTGTCATTTAAATAAGTTGAACCATTTGCATCTGAAAACACCCAGTTACCTATATTTGGAGTTGTATTTGTATCAACTACAAACGCACCTGATGTTCCTGTTGCATTTCTTGCGAAATAATATGTTGTTGTAGCAGCAGCACAAGCTGTTGTGCTTTGAGCCGCAGACGCATTAAAGTTTGGTAAAGCTATTGGGCAATCTACTTCCCATCTAAAAAATGTTCCACACATAGGCGCGCCAATCAATAAATTAATTGTTGATGGAGATGCCGAAGTTTTAGGAACAACCATAGTAAACACTCTGCTTCCACTTGGATTTACTCCAATTTCATTTGAAGCCACAGTTACTGTTTCATAAGTACCTTGAGCAACATATGAAGATCCAGTATATGTGTAATTTTGAGGTTTATCCCCAGACGTACAAGTACCTGATGGTGTTGTGTTATAAGGTGAGTCACTTAATAAAGAGGTATTACTATTACCTACATAAGTAATTCTTCCAGTGCCTTGATTGTTAATTCCTGAATAATCAACTTGAGTGTTAGAGCCATCAACTATTGTATAAGTATTGTGGTTTCCTTCACAAGTAAGTCTATTATATGTACTACCATTATATGTTGTTAGTACACCGTCAGGGATAGAACTACCCATATAAAAATATAAAATAACCGCACCAGTGTCATTCGCTAAATCAATGTCAGCGCTAAAAAAACCATTACTACTAAAAGATGCATCAACACCTGAACCACATGCAACTAAACATGTACCACATGGTTGAGCGTTTAATAAAACACCATTCAGTTGTTGTCTTATAATATTCCCTTGAGAATACCAACCATCTGGCGAAAGCGTAGTAAGAGTTGAGTCTGTATACAATGCCGAGGCTTGTGAAAAATTTAATCCATCAAAACAATATGTTCCTAATGCTGCCATTTATTAATTTATTTGTGGGCATGTAGTTACCGCAGTAACTAAGCCAAATTGATTTACTGTTATATAACTTGTTGCACTTATCTTATAAAATCCTGTTGACAAATTACTTCCAATAGCTCCATCTGATGCAGAATATACAAAATCTCCATATACTGGCAACGTACTACTTCCTGAATGATAATATGTTACATTTAATGGTTGACCACAAACATTTGATGCAGTATTAAATACAGTACTACTTGAGTATGAGGTGTATGTAAAAGAACAATCACAACAGGCAGATGCAGAAGAACTTGCGTCATAACAAAATTCTTGACAACTAATTAATCTATAATCATATATTAAATATAAATACTGATTACCTGCTGGTAAAGATAAATTATTTATTGTTGTTTGATATAACCCAGCTGATGGGTTAGTTACAGATCCGTTTGATACTGTAGTAGCCGCTGCTAATAATGAAGCTATATTAGCTTGATTATTGGCATATAAAGTATTGCTTGATAAATATTTAAAATTATCATTAGGATAACCCCAATCATAAGTATCAAAATTTATTTTATTAGAACGCAATGTTAAATCTATACCATCATAAGGAAAAACTCCTAAAGATCTTACTCCTGTTTGAGCATCATAAATTGAAGCTACTAAATTACTTGAACCTAACTCTGCTAAATCTGAATCTACTGGACTAATATTAGCGGTATCTTCCCACAGATATTCTACATGAATAAATTCTCCACTTTGTTCTGGAGAGTTCATAACAATTTTTACAACTGTTATATCTGTAGAAGCTACACAGTCAGCTGTCACTACAAAAGATGCTGCTGTAATCGCAGTAAATGTTACTGTTGCATTCGCAGGACTATTTAAAGTTTTATTAAAACTAAACGTTCCAGATCCAGTTAAGGTAGCGCTTGTTGTTGTAACACCATTCCATAATACAGAAATTGTTATTGAGCCAGAAGAAATGTTATAATTGAAATTAGCTGTACCTATTAATGCACCATAATTTATAACACTAACAATAGCGTTTGATGCTCCAGTTAATAATCCATTTCTTTGTAATTTATAACCACATTGAGAAATTTCTGGAGGTAAGGGTATTTGATCGCAATTCATTGCTAAAACATATTCATCCATGTAAGGATCAAAACCACCTAATTTTTGTGTTTGAATTGATTCATAAAATTCATCCCTAAACCAAGAACGCATTCCTTGTTGAGATATTACTTCTAAAGAATCATTATTTCTACTTGTACCTCTTAATTTTAATACAGCACCTCTTTTTACATCAGTAAAAAACATGTCATATCCGTGAGATACAAAACTTTCAGGATTATAACTAATACCATACTCTTCAATACGAGCTATTTGTGTTCCTAAAATTTGAGGAACTGAAGCTATAACACCTCCGCCAGTACTGTCACTAATTAAGTTTTTACTTGCTAATACATAAGTAATTCTGTCTTCTTGTAAAACTAAAATATCTGTTTCACGAGCATGCATTTTTTGTATTGGCCCAAATGAAGTTTCACAATCTTTAAAGTTTGCTAAACCTAAATTAAATTCATTTAAATTATTTACTCCACTATTGCTACTAAAAACACCACTATAAGTAATACCTTCAAATCTATCCGCTTCTTTAAAGTCTTGATTAGAAACAGCTAAAGTTCTTTGGCCTAACTGAAATGATCTTCCAGCTAATTGATCTTTTATTTTAAAACTTTCTACTCCATTACCAAAAGAAAAACAATCTTTAAAATCTAAATTTATTACAGCATCTTGCGAAGCAGTTTGGTTTTGATCTCCTAAATCACTATTAACACCAGACATATGAAAACCATCTGGCTGCGAAATAGGAAACGATTGAGAAGCATCGTAATACAATTCTGCATTAGCATCATTTGGCTCTGTTTCAAATACCACTAAAGTATTTGCTCTAAAAACTATTAACTCAACATCTAAATCAGATGTTCTGTCAGGATTAAAAAATCTATTACACCCTTTAATACCTGAAGAAACTCCTAAATATAAAGGATCATTTATTCCTTGAGCATTGTCTTGTATCCACTGGAATGTTACATCCCATGTAGTACACGCCATATTATTTGCAACACTATTACCAGTAAAAAATGGAGGCACTAAATTAGTGTTGTTTACTATAGTGGTTTCATCTTGTATATTCCCTGGCTGTCCAAGAGCTGGATTTATATTATCTCCAAGCCACCATCTTCTCATGTCAGTGTAGTCTCTACTTGCTATATATTCCTGCTCCCATTCCCATTTTATTTCTTGACAAGAATCTCCATTAAAAGTGTCATTACGATACGCTGTTACTTTTATTCTTATAACAGTACCTCCTGGCACAGGATAATTTGTAGTTACATTAGTGTCAGGGTCTGTTGTAAAACATTTATAACCAATTTTTCTGCTATTTGTACAGCCTCTCACTGAAGAAGTTTTTCTTACATTTCCAAATTCTATAAGAGAATCATCTGGTATAACAATATCAAAATTTTGATTTTTGATTTGCATGTATAAACCTTTTAATTGAAAAGATCCATCTCCAAACTCGTTGGCATCATCTAAAAAATTGGTTGGCTCTGCACTGATTTCTAAAATTTCACATGTTTCAACTCTTGATAGCGGTCCACTTACATCAGCTTTTATAGCAAGAGTCTGTCCTTTTTGAACCTTGTTTGCATTATCTCCTTCAAGCCTAAAGAAAACCATATTATCACTTGGTCTAACATAATAAAAATTACAAAAAATAGTTTCATAACCTGCTTTGCTTGGTTTAACTACAAATTTATATCGTTCAGCCCAATATGGCGCTCTGGATGATACCGCAACTTGTATACTATTTGAGGTAATACTATTACCAGGTTCTACATAAACAGTATTATATTCAGAAACCAAAACAGTAGAAGACCTTCCATACTCGTCACTGTATACAATACCTGTTTCATAGTCACGATCACTATGTAAACTTCCTGTGTCTAAGTCTGTTGTAAAAGCAGCTTCTACAGATATAAATCTAAAATATTCATATAATTTAGTAGTTATAGGATTAGCAGGATCTGATGTATCAGTACTCAGAAATGCCATTGCAATAGTTTGAATATCACAAGTGTTTGATCCTGGAGAAAAATTTGAAATATTAAATCCTTGTTGTATTGACGCATCTGAAATACTACTATTAAATTTAACAAAGGGATACGTTCCTATAGCTGGAGATGAAAGTTCATTATTAAAAAAATCTGTTAATGAGTTTCCTTGATCAGCTGTAGCGATAGGTTGAAAATTAGTGCCAAGAATAGTACCAATACGTTCTGCAAACAATGGGCTATTAAAAAAATCATATGGACTTGAATAGTCTTGATCTAATGTTATATTTACAGAAAGGGTGAAAGGTTGATTTTCAAAATTAATATTTGCAGTAGCAGCAGCAGTTCCTGTTGGGAAAAAAACTCTTTTATCACTGTCAAAATTAAATGTTAACCCTATTAAAGAATTAGCTTTTAATTTATCAGCAATTGAAGAAAAATCAATAGTAACTTTTGAATTAGTAATAATTTCACTTTGTCCAGGATTTGGATCTAAAGTGTATGTTAACCCATTATTTAAAAGACCTAATGGTAATTCAGCAAAACCTATAACACTATTAATTAAACTTGTGTTGTAGTCTACAGCAATTGTGTTTCCATTTGCATCTGGTCTTGAAATGTTATAACCATCTACATAGTTACCATACATTAAACGATTACCTTGTATTGTTTGAGCTTTTGCTAAACGTGGTACATTATCAAACTGTCTAAGTAATTCATCATTACCTAATACAGTGTATATTTTATTGTTAGTAAAAGTGTAAGATTTACTTGTATTATTCGCCCAACCAAGATCTTCTTTTTTAAATCTTTCAATTACATTTAATGTATTTGAATTAGTATCTTTAAATAATAAATCAACTTCTTTTACTCTTGAACTACCAGTAGAAAATTTAACTTCAATTCCGTTATACAGATTTAACATTCCGTCATTACAATAGTTTTTTGTACTAAATTGAAATGGACGAGGAACAAATCCTGGATTGGTAAACAAAGATGTTGCACTATACTGCCCATCTTCATACCTATATCTATATGCAAAACATAAAAATCTATTTTCTATATAGTTTTGATTACCTGCAATATTTAAAAAATTTAATGTTGGCGCTGGTAAAGGAATATTTGCACCTACAATGTTTTCAAAACCAGGTGGCTTTACGACTACAGATATATCTTCTTCTATAATTTGATCTACATTTGCAATTGGTTCTGGGTAATTTCTGTTTATATTTAATGTTCGAGGAGGATTTTTGTCATCTGTCCAAAACAATAAATCTTCAATTAAATCAACGCCTGTTATTAAAAATAAAGGATCAAAATTTAAAATCCCAACTGTAATTACATGATAATTAACTATTTGATTAGTAGTGTTATATGATACCACTAAATCAACAACTCCACCAGGAGCTTCAGTATTTGAACCGTCATGAATAAACCAGTAAATAGTTTCTCTAACGCCATCTTCATACGCCCCTATACACACAGCAGCAGAGCTTAAAGCCACTCCGTTGTATTGAATGGTAGTTAGCTGCTCATTTCCTTTTGAGTTCTCTACAGCTCCTATTTCAGTAGCTTCTGTAGAGCCTAAACGTACATTCATTGCATCAACATATTCACCTGGAGGAAGAAGTCTTTCATCCACAGATTTGTTCATTCTACCTGCAATAAAATTTGTTGTAACTATTGGCATATTATTTTATAATTTTATTCTGGCCTCTTAAATTCATTAGAAGTCTTCCAGGATGTATATTACTTAGTCTTATTTTTGCATTTCGTAGTAGAGAAGATTTATCTTTTCTTGCTCTATTTACAACATACTCTTGCACACCTAATCTACCATTTAAAATAGAATATTTAATATAAGCATAAATATATTCTTCAAATAATTTATTTACTTGCACCTCAGTGTCAACACCATTTTTCATACCGTCTGACACATACTCTAAAACAATAGAGGCAGCACCTGATATGTTACTAAAATTAATTACACCAGATTGTTTGTCTATAGTAAACGTAGGGTTTGAGTTTGCGGTTTCAGTATTTAAACCAAATCGTGCGCCTATAGCATAATCAAAATACCAATTACCATCACAGCAATATCCTTCAGATCCGTTATATGCACTACTTTGATTTAAATATATACTTTTATTACCTCGTAAAATTCTTGCTAAATCTACTTCTGAATCTTGTGGTCTTAAAACATTTCCGTTTTGATCAAATAAAATATTAGAACTATTGTCTTGCAAATAAGCAGAAGACCAATTTGTTTGAATATTTTCAGATAAAGGATGTAAACCTCCGTTTCTAAATTGAGAAATTCTAACCCAATTTACATAATCTTGAGGCAATACAAATCTTAATTGCTGAGTGATGTCTAATTGAAGAATTTTTATTTCCTTCATTGCATCATAATTTAATTCCTGAACGCCTCTCTTTGCGTGAAATAATATTTGATATCTTTCAATGTTGTTTATCAATTCGTGGTTTCCTTGATACATTAACATAAAATTGTTAACTATATCTGCCAATGAAACATACTGATACGAACCCCAATTAGCGTTCGTTGGCGCTGTTCCTGAATTTGCGTAATATGCGTAGTCGTTTATATATGCCATCTATCCTTGTGTTTGTTGTTCTTGTTGTAACTCTTGAGTACCAAAATTATAAACATCAGCCTCTCTTATTTCAATACCTACATACTGACATATTTTTGCTATCAAAGTAGGCTCATCAGATAATGGTAATTCAAAGTCTTGGTAGTCATCAGCCGTAGGATCAAATAAAGGCTCTCCAGCTAATAAAGTAGCATAAGTCCAGTTTGGTGGATTAGGATACCTAACATACTGAGACATTATTGTTCCTGGTGTTGTTAATGTAGTTGGATAAACACTTATTGTGTTTCCTGATTCTGTAGTAGTAGCACCACCTAAAACGTATGCAGGATATCCTGCGGACGGAGATGTAAGAGGTGAAGAATTTAAATAAAATATTTTATCTTGATTGACTCTCTCCACTTCTACAATACCAGTGTTAGCTACAATTGTGTAACTATTTCCAATTGTTTGTGCAGTTCCAAATATACTTTGAGACAAAGTTAATTGAGTATTGCTATCAACACTAACAACATAAGCTGTCTGGCCTGCTGTAGTGCTTGTCGTTGACGTAGATGAAACAAGTTGACCTGCTGTCACCGTACTTGTAAAAGTAGCTGTAGCGTCCGTTAAAGTTAACGCACCTGCTGCTGTTGTTGTTCCTGATGTACTTACCGTAGGGTAATAATTAATTTTATTAATTAAATAATAATTAGAAGGTAAATTAAATAAATTTATACCAGGAGATATTAAAGTTTGGGTTGCTGAAAAACTATCAATAACCTCTATTAATCCTTTTGTAATATCAGCATATCCTGTACCAGATGCTCTTTGGTTTTCTTTAAGTAACTGATTGTTGTACTGGTAAAAATAATCCTCAAACATATCCATTTGAGCTTGCGCACAATAAAGATTAAAGTCTTGTGGTGAAATATATCCGTAGTTGTTTTTGTTCGCTATTGCTAATACCGTATTTCGTACTTCGTTTATTGGCATAATTAATTCTTTTTACAAAGATAGCAAAAAAAAAGAGGCCCTATTTTTTTTAGAACCTCTCTTTAATTGTTTAATTAATGCTGTTATGCATTAACAATACTTGTTACAGCTTTTGGAAGACTTACCTCATAATAAGGATTCTGCCAAGATGTAGCTAATGCTACTTCCATATTATCTAATATAGAAGTGTACACATCATGAGCTACTTGAGCTGCTGTTGTAATTGTAGTAGTAGTTCCATCAACATAATCGATTGTAACTGTTACTGCCGTAGCTGTTGCTGTAGCAACCGCTTTTACTCCATCAATACTAATCAATTGACCAGTAATAGGAGCATTTGTGATTTTAAGAAATTTTGCCATTTTATAAAAAGGTTTTAATGGGTTAATAAAGTACAAAGATAACAAAAAAAAAGCCACCCTTTTAAGGTAGCTAATTTTCCAGTTAGTTATTGGTTTTACTTTATTTTATTCTTAAGAAGTTTATAAACCTCTAAACCCTCATCGCTTTTCATAAATGAAGCAACTATAAAATTAGGGTCTTCTCCAAAAGGAATAGTAAGCATTTTCTTTTTGTTATTTGGAAGATTGTAATAAACATCTTTTCCATTGTTTCTTGCAGATAAAAGTGATAAGTTAAAAAACTGATACACATCATCCATAAGCTCTAACATTGGATCATTAAGAGTGTCTAAGAAATCTTCTGGATTGTTTTTAGCATAAACTAATATATCTCTTTTTAACTCCGCTGTTGTCATGTTTTCTACAGCATTACCCATTAACACTCTACATATTTGTGTTAATTTAGAAGTGTCTTTAGTGATTTTTTTAGCTTCTATTTGAGCCTCTAACTCAAATTCAACTTGTTCTAATTCAGCCGCAGCATCACGTTCTTTGTTTATTTCCTCAAATACAAATCCGTTACTTGGATGTAAACTTAAAAATTTTTGTAATACTTGATTTTCTTTACTAACAGTTAACATACCATCTTCAAAAACAATTGGCTCTAATATAGCATTACCATCTTGTTCATTTTCAAAAGGTGACTTTTGATTACGCGCATAGCGTAATGGTTCATTAACTCCTGTTTCTTCGTTAAAATGTAATAAAGGTGATCTCGATGAATGTCGAGATGATAACATGTATGATAAAGGAGATTGACCTCCTTTTAAGCGATAGGATTTTGCTTTGTACTCTACTTTTTTTGTTGCCATTATAATATAATTTAATTTGATTTATAAAAAATAATTACCCTCGTCATTATAACGAGGGTAAATATTACTACTATTTACTATGCATCTTGGAATAAGAAGAAGTTGTTTGCACCTAAAGTACATACAGCTCTCTCACTCAAGAAGTTCACTTCCATTGCATCTAAGTCACTTGTTCTTGCACCACCAGCAGAACCAGTAATCCAAGACTTGTAACGTCTGTCTTCAGTTTCTGAAGCTCTGTAACGAACATGTAAGAATGGTCTCTTAGCGTTCTTACCTAAGACTTGATCATATACAGTTGTAGAACCAGCTGGAACTAAAAGCCCATTGACTTTACCTGCATTAAGACCACCTCTCATAGTAGGATCGTTTAAGTATTTCCAGTCAGACTTGTAGAAGTCATAACCTCTACGGAATCCTGTGAAACCTAAATTAAGAGCCATGTCTTTATCATTATCAAATAAACCATAAGAAGTACCACCTGCTCCATAAGAGTTTTGTGTTGCTAACATATCGTCAATATCAAATGAGAATTGTCTGTCTACAAAAATAACATTTTCTTCAATAGAACCTTGCTTGTCAAGTCTTTGAATAATGTTATCAAATTGAGCTAAAGTCTGTGGGTTTCCACCACCGAATACATTACCTCTATTTCCTACTACAAAGAAAATCCCTTCAGATCCAGACTCTCCTGCTACAGAAGCTCCTGCCGCTGTACCTTGTAAGTAGTCTCCTGCACCAGATGCTGCTGCTGCTGGTACTGCTTCGATCATTGCTGTTTCTAAGTAATCTTCAAAACGTAATCTTGTATCATGTTCAGATTTTAAATACCATAAGTATCCAGAAGCGCCATTTTCAGATGTAACTTCAATCCATCCAATTTGAGCCATGTCAGAACCAGAAACAGAATACTTGTCTTTGATAATGATTGGTTTGTTTGAGAAAATAAAATCATCAGATTCTAAAGACCCTTGCATTCCGTTCACACCTTTTGCAAATTCAGAACCGTATACAAAAATGTCACATGAAGTTGCTGCTGCCATTGATTGACCACCACCTTCATAGTATGCAATTGTTACTACGTTTGGCGCACCTGCTGTTGGAGCTACTGATATAATACCCTTGTTCTGTAAAGTTGAACCTGGTGTATTATCAGATACCATTACAGTCTGTCCTGCTCTTAAAGCTGCTTGACTTGATGTTCCTGCTAAAGCTGGGTTAAAGTTTGCAATATTGTTTGGAATTGTCCAAACAGCATTGTCAACTCCAGCAGCACCTGCTGATGTACATGCTTGATATTTAGTGTGTAATCTTCCTTGTTCTGCCCATTTGATAAGGTCAGACGTTGAAGGCATTTCAGCGCCTACCATTCTTAAGAATGATGCTACTGATCTGTTTCCATAACGCTCAAATTCCTTTTCATAAGTATCTGGAAGATACTGATTCAAGAAATCAAAGTTAGTTATGTAGTTTGTTGATAAAGGAGTTTGCTGCGCACTTGGCTGCAAGTCAAATCCTGGGGCTACATTTACTGCCATAATTTGTTGTTTTTTTTTAAAATTAATTATTTTTTTCTACTTCTAATTTTGAGTCCTCTTCCACTGTCGCTACTTGAACCCATAGGTCTAATCGTAATTCCGTTTTTAGAAACCGATTGAGATTGTTGTCTAACATCCATATTAATGTTTTTTGATTTTCTCGAAACATTATCTACAGTTGCAGCAACCCCTTGTTCGTAAAAGTGTTTTGCAAACTTATCAGGATTCATAGCAACCGATAAGGCTTTATGATATCCGACTGGATCAACAATCAAACCCTCTTTGTCCATAAATTTGTTAACGAAATTGTTAACGTCAGATTGAACGTTTTTAAGTTCTTGTGCATCACCTGGTTTAAAAGAAATATTTTTATCACCAACTGAAAACTCAAAACCTTTGAATTCGTTGTTAAAAACCGACTCGGTTTTATCTAAGAAATAATTATACCTTTTACTGTTTACCTCCGCAACACTTTCGGATTCCTCCATGTACTTTTTATAAGCATTAATATTTTCTTGCTGATCTTCTGATAATCCACCCCCACTTGACTCAAGAGGAATTTTATACTTATCTTTCTGTTCATTAAGAAACTTCTTTGCCTTAGAAAGTTCTCGTTTTTTTGCTAACTTTATTTTTCTAATATCTTTTTCATCATCTAAATCTTCATCATAGGAAAACTTATCTTCAATAATGTCCTGAATATCATCCGAGTCTAAACCTTCTTCAGTCGACTCATAATAATTAGCAAGTACAGCATTATCGTCCATGTCATCAATGTCTTTTTGTAAATTATAAAAGTCATTAATACCACGCCCAGTTTCCTGCTTGTACTTTAAATACGCAGATACGTCTTCTGGTAACTCAGAATTTGCCTCTTTTTCCGCAAATAATTCATCAACAGAATTGATATCTTTATTGTATCTTTTCTTTATATATGAAATAACATCATCATCACTTAATTCTGGTAAAGATGTTTCTTCATTCTTAGTTTCATCAACCGATGTTTCTTCGGTAGTTGAATTTTCTTTATTACTAAAATCTATTTTTTCAATAGAGTCGTCTTCTACTTTTTTTTGCTCAAATTGTTCTTCGTGTTCTTTTAACAAAGTTTCTTCAACTTGCGCTCTTGATTTTTCTTCGACATTTCCGTCAACTGCTTTTACTGTAAATTCCATTTGATTTTATTTTTAACAAAGTTAATACTAATTTAATTATAATTTTAGACTATTTATCTTGGGTTAAATTCAGCCAAATCAAAACCATCTAAACTATCCTCGTTAGACTCAAAGTTTATAGCTGGTAAATCTCTTTTCTTCTGTTCAATCATTTTAGAAGTTTGTGTTGACTGTTGACTAATTCTTTTATCTTTCGCAGTTTCTCTTTCATTTTCTCTGCTCTTTAAGTTTTCGCTTTCTAAACCTTTTAACTGCATTTGCATTTGGAATTCCACTTGCATTAACTGTTGTTTTAATTCAGCTTCTCTTTGTAATTTTTGAATATCAAAAGCAACCTCTGCTTCCTTAACAGCAATCTTAGATTGAGTCTCAGCTTCATTAGTCTGCATAGCCATTTGCGCAGCAGCTTGTTGCGCTTGCATTTGCATTTGAGCTTGCATTTGTTGTTGCTGTGCTTGTGCTTGTTGTTCAGCTAATTGCTTGGCTTTTCTTTTTACTTTAAGTAATTGATTAGCCATTTTTAAATTAGCAATCTCCCTAATATCAATAGCATCTTCAAGATTAATATCTGATTTAGATAAAGCCATTTGAATGTTTTGTTCTAACATAGCTTTTTCTTCTTCATCTGGCATTAACTCTATAAATACACCAAAGTCATAAAGATATAAATTTTTAATATCTTCTATAATACTTAAATTGTATTTACCTATTTGCATTGCAAACTCATCTTTAAAATCAGCAAACTCTAAAACATCTGCTGTTCTAATAGATAAACATTCTGCTAAAGTTTTTGTAATATATAAACTTGCATTTAAAATATGTCTTGTAGCTACATTAGAATTTAATGCTGCTAACTTTTGTACACCAACTAATGAATTAGGATCAGGACTTGATCCATCACGAGCTTCATTTAATCCAGTTACAGACCTAATCATATCCATGTAATGATTATAGTTTCCGATAAGCATTTGCATTTTACTTGCACCACTATTTGCAGTTAACTGAGTAATTGGAACTCTTGCATTATTATATTCGCCATCTTGTGTGTAGCTTCTCCCAATAACACTACCTGTTTGAAAATACAAACGCAATGCATCTTCAGGGTTATATGCGTTACCAGTTCCTAAATCAACTTCATTCAACCCATCAGCATCAATAAACACACCGTCTGGAACTACCCTTGAAACTACTTGTTGTATTTTTAAATGACTAATTTGAATTAAATCAGCAAAGGGTATCATTCTCTTAACTAAAGACTCTAAATTTCCTTTGTACATTTTTGGCGCACAAGCAACATAGTTAGGCATAGCATATTGACTGGCTGATTTTGGTCTAACCATATTTTCTCCAAGTTTCCATTGAAGCATAATATTAGTTCCCATTACCATAATACCATCATACCACACATCAATAGTCTTAGTAATTTTTTCAAACCCACCTTCGTCCATCATTTCTTGAGGTGGATTAAATTGATCATCCTTCTCAACAGTTTTAAATGTACCGTCTGGCATGCTTTTCTTTTTATAAACAAAAGTATGTGTAGTCTTATAATTAAAATATAATAATGTAGCGGTATCCCTACTGAACATACTATTCTCATAAAATTGCTGAGAATTGTAGTAGTCATACCAAGACTGACTATATTTAGAAATCTCTTCTAAATCTTCGTTAGTTAAATCAGGGTCAATTTTTATTAATTCTGTAATTGGAACTGTTTTTATTTCTC